TTTGAATCTACGCCAGTCCTTTTGGTTATTTCATCTTCTAATTGCCCCTTAACTGATCCTTTTTCTCCTGTTGTAATGAACCTTCTTGCATCATCCCTGCTCATACCCAATGCCTCAGCAACAGATATCATCGCAAACTTACCTGCAGCTCCTCCGGCTTTAATATCGCCCATCACAGCTTCATTACCCATTACAGCCTCACGTATAGCCTCGGCGCGGTCTGCCTCCTCCATACCTAAAAGCTCGGTTGCAGAAAACTGATTTGTCCCTAAGAGTGCATTTATATTTGCTGCAGCGCCGGAAGCACCAGAGATGGTATCCATTTTTTCCCCAAATCCGCCAGTTAATTTATCAAAACTAACTCCTGTCTTATTTGATAATACTTGAAATTTTACAAACTGCTCTTTTATAGTCGCTGTGTCATACATAAGGGTCTGAGAAACCTGTCTTAAATTCTGGGAGACAGTGTTTGGCAGCATGCCCATATCATCGGCCAAATCTTTGATGCTTAAATTGAATTTTCTTACTTCTTTCTCATTCAGGCCCAGAGAGTATATTGCCATATCTGTATTAGCAGTAAAAGTATCATAACTCATGTTCAATTTTGATAACATTCCTGCCTGCTCTGCCAAAGATGCTGAAAATCTTCCTCCCTCCTCTGTCATCAATTTACTCATGTGTCTAAAACCTTTAAGGTTTTTATCTAATTTATTAAAAGCTTCAGCGCCCATTTTTGCGGACGCTAGTTTTAGATTTAATTCCTTTGTTACTTCAGCGATCGCTGCAGCGGTGTCCGCATCTACCACAGAGCCTACTGATTTCCTGAGGTCTCTAACAGTTTTTTCTGTAATTCTTGACTGCTTCTCTAGAACAGTCATGCTGTCAACAAGTCCGCCTAGTGCGCCTTTATCATAGAAATCTCCTACTTTGGCTTCACCAAAATCAGCTTGTTCCGACTGATATTGACTATATTTTTGCTTGCCAGTGTTGAAGGCTGAAGACATATCCCTCTTGGCGTTGGTGATTCCTGTTGATAGACGCTTTCTTTCAGATGCATCTAGCGTATTCCATTCTGTTTCAGAATATATCTTTTGCCATGCCTTTGGCAGATCGGACCATTTCATACTCATATTGTTGTTTCCACCATTTTATAGTCTACAAGAGTAATTAGATTGCAAAGAATTTTATTCTTCTGGATTTAGATACCTTATTAAGCGATCTATAAACCACCCTCTAAGTTTTATTGGTAAGTTATATGCTTCTGTGAAGGAAAAATTATTTTCTTTCATTAAAAAGAAAATCTCTTCATATGTGATTTTTTGGATATAATCAGAACTCAGTGCGAAAAAAGGCCCACGAAAGGGGCACCTCCTTTTCCAACATAGCCTGACAGTTGGAACATTGCACTTCTTGTTTGGTATCTATACTAGGAATTAGGTCTTTATGAAAATTTAATATGTATTTTGCATCAGCAGCTGGCATTATATCAAAAAACTTATTTAACATAGGCTTATCTACGACATCATTGGCACTTAGCACTACTTTATTGAGGTAAGACAAGGTATAATTGAAGTTCAAACTAAGACTTAATTTTTTTTCTTTTTCTTCTTCTAGCTCTTTTGTATCCTCAGAAGTAAGCCGTCTAGCTTTGACTGGAAATTTAGTAATGGGCAAATTAAATATAAAACAATTTTCGTCGGCATCATAAACCACTTCATTACTGGGTTGTCTGGTTTTAACTTTTGATAAATCAAAAACTTGTTCTGTTGTTTGCTCGCACTTGTCGCAATAAGATACTGTCTTGTATTCTTTTCCGTAACCTGTTTCTCTAGCCTTTAATAAGATAGCCATTTTATCTTCGTCTAATAATTCGGCCGCACTAAAGTCCTTATTGACAAATATACCATCTATCAATCTGTCAAAAATACTCTCTTCTCCTTCAGTAGCTTCTGTTGTTGAGAGAATATCTTCTTCTCTTGCTGTCATGTGCTTTATTTCTACTTCCTCTATGTTATAGAAGCAAGAATCTTTGGGATAAAATTTTCCTTTTGATGGTAGGGATACCTTATCTGTCCCAACAACAAATGATAAACCGAAAGGGTTGTTGTTTGTTGTTGGGGTCCTTGATTGTTGTGGTTCCTTGTAGTCAGGCGACGGCTCCCGTTGTAGCTTTCTTGAATTTCTTGTCAATTGTTCCTCTCTTTCTCAAACTATTCTATTTTATATTACTGATTGTCACCTTCAGCTTGTGTCCAAGGTGACCCTGCTGCAGCTGAATGGTTGTCAATTGCAAGTTCTGCCCAATCATACTTGAGACCGATCTGAATATTTAATATATCATCAGAAGTGTAGTCTAGAGTGTCAAAATTAACAGAAGTAATCTGTGGATTATTTAGAATCCAAGATTCGATAATGTCATTTGCGCCGTCAGCGCCGATGGTATCAATTCTGACCTGTGGGCCTAGAGCACTAATCATCCCAGCTTTTGTGATTGTTTTCTTTCCAGATGGATCATCCCCACCAACGTCTGGAGGTAATACATAGCCTGCGTTTCTTATAATATTATATAAACTCTGAGTAGCATCAGGCTGAATTGGATCCACAATTGTAATACTCACATCCTGCCAAGTTATTCTTCCTGGAAAGTTAAACTTGTGCTGTAAGAAATTGTGCTCTGAGCTTCCAACCTGAAAGCTTGGTTTCGTAACTGTCTTTGCCATAAACTGAGGCATGCCCGCAAAATATAGAAGGTATCTAAACTTTCTCTTTGGCTCGGTCTTTGCTTCACTCCAAAAGTTTGCCATTTTTATTTTCTCCTAATACTAAATAGTTTTTTTATAAATTAATTCAAATATTAGTCATCAAAAGATGCACCAGTATTTGTTATAACAAAATCAACAGCAATAAACTCAATCGATCGTGCAGGCTTTAAGAAAATCTTAGCGTACATAACATTCCTGTCAATTAAGTCAGGTGTTGTAGTGGTGCTGTCCAATAGGACCTTGAAATCAGTAAGACCAAATCTTACTTTTACACTCTCCAAGAAAGATTTAACTTGGCCGCTGAAGCGCGCCCATGTTGCCTGAACGTTCTGCTCGAACAAGAGGTTACTTGAAATTCTAGAAACCTCCTTCTTTACAAAAATTAACAATCTTCTTACATTAATTCTATCCAAAGCGGACTGCTCGCTTTGTAGCGTCTTCTGCCCGAAGATAACCAGACCTTCAGAGACAAAAGATGCTATTGGATTAATGTTAGCAGCATATAGAGTATCCCTATCTTTCGATAGAAGCTGCTCTGTTACCTGTAAAACTGGCACTCCAGCATTGCCCTGGTTCAATCCTCCGCGGTTGAATCCAGCTGGTGCGAACCACACTTCAGAATTACCCTCAGTATAACCCATTACGCCCAAGGCAACTACAGACGGTGGCACCCAAACATCTCGGTTATGAGTTTCATCTTTTATCTTAACCCATGGGTAATAAGACGCCCCATAAGAAGAATTTAATTGTCTGGTGGTCAAATCTCTTGCAGCAGACTCGGGAGTTGAAACAATTCTCTCCTGAAAGTTATCACAAGATTTTTGAAATGGTGGCACATATACATCAGGTAGATCAATAATAGCCATCGAGTCGGCCCGGGCTTCACATATATCAACTAACTTTGTAGTCAAGGACTCTTCTGTTATACCTGGCATTAAGGCCAGGTTATGTTCTACTGCTTCTGCGTCTTTGATTAGCTCAAGTGCGCGGTCTACAGATGCGTATGCGTAACTATCCGCGGTTGTGCCATTATTTAGAACATCAGCATTAAATGGATCTGCTTCTGTTATATCAACTCCATCAAAACCACCTACTAGCGGCATGCTGAATCCATCCACAATATCCAGGAGAGTTCTTACACTACCTGTACCGTTGGCTACGTGCCACATATATGATTTATGTGTAGATCCCGCGTCGCCTTCGCCGGCGGCTGGGGCGCCCGCGCGGGAGCCGGAGACAAACACTGCTTTCTTCACCGAACCCCTTGAAGTGATTCCATTAACATTCACTGCTGTCCGG